AAGCCTGTAATGCCTCAAAACTTCCTTATTGACCCCGTAGCTACGTCTGTAGATGACGCTATGGGCGTTGCTATCGACGAGTTTGTGTCTAAACACCAAGTAGAGCTTATGCAGGAACAGGGTGTGTACAAAGACGCCTTGATTGAGTCTGCGGCTCCTGATACAGACCTAGAGCCTGACCAAGACCTGACTATCTATAACGATGACAAAGTACGTCTTACTAAGTACTACGGTCTTGTACCCCGTGAGCTTTTGGAGCGAGAGGATGAAGAAGTTGATGGTGACTCACAATACGTAGAAGCAATCGTCGTAATTGCCAACGGCGGTACGCTCTTGAAGGCAGAAGCCAACCCATACATGATGAAAGACCGTCCTGTAGTTGCGTTTCCGTGGGATGTGGTCCCCGGACGCTTCTGGGGCCGTGGCGTCTGCGAGAAAGGTTACAACTCTCAGAAGGCTCTTGACGCAGAGCTACGCGCACGTATCGACGCTCTCAGCCTAACTGTTCACCCAATGCTGGCAATTGATGCCACACGACTGCCGCGAGGCGCTCGTCCAGAAGTTCGTCCCGGCAAGATGATACTTACAAATGGAGATCCACGTGAAGTACTACAGCCCTTCAACTTTGGTCAAGTTAATCAAATTACTTTTGCACAAGCTCAAGCGCTACAGCAGATGGTACAGCAGGCTACAGGAGCCGTTGACTCCGCAGGCATCGCTGGGCAGGTTAATGGAGAAGCCACAGCAGCAGGCATAAGCATGTCTCTGGGCGCTATCATTAAGCGCCATAAGCGTACTTTGATTAACTTCCAACAAGCATTCCTTTTGCCTTTTGTTATGAAAGCGGCACACAGGTATATGCAATTTGACCCTGAGAACTACCCTGTAGCTGACTATAAGTTTAACGCTACGTCTACTCTAGGTATCATTGCCCGTGAGTACGAAGTAACTCAGCTGGTTCAGCTTCTGCAGACCATGCAGCAAGAGAACCCGATCTACCCTGTTCTAATCCAGAGCATCATTGAAAACATGAACTTGGCTAACCGTGAGGAGCTAATTAGCACCATGCAACAAGCCATGCAGCCTGATCCGCAAGAGGCTCAGATGAAGCAAATGGCGGCACAGGCTCAAATGGCGTTTCAGCAGAGCCAGACTAACGCTTTGGAAGCTCAAGCATCAGAGTCGCAAGCAAGGGCAGGCAAGTACGCTGTTGAAGCACAGCTTGCGCCTAAAGAGCTTGAGATTGATAAGATCAACGCGATTACACGGAACCTACGTGAAGGTGACGATGATGACAAAGAGTTTGAACGCCGCATGAAAGTGGCTGAAACTTTGCTAAAAGAAAAGGAGATAGAGTCTAAAAATGTTAATGACACAGGTAGAATGGGCCAAGGTTCTAGAGGAAATCAACGCAGTCTTCAAGAACCAGTTCGACAAATTGGACTTGCTGGAGAACCGGGTCAAGAAACTAGAGGACCTACTCAATGAAAAAGAAAACAACAAAAGACCCACGGCTAAAAAGAGCGGGAGTAAGCGCGTTCAACAAACCGAAGAGAACACCTAGCCACGCTACGAAGAGTCACGTAGTTGTCGCCAAGGAAGGTGACAAGGTTAAGACTATTAGGTTTGGTCAACAGGGTGTCTCAGGCGACAAAAAGCCTACAGCTAGGCAAAAGTCGTTTAAGGCGCGTCACGCAAAGAATATAGCAAAGGGCAAGATGTCTGCAGCATATTGGGCTAACAAGGTAAAATGGTGATGAATAAACAAGATCAAATTAAGTTTGTAAAAAGCAACGGAGACAGGGTAATTATTGACGAAATTTTAGGCGTCACAATTACGAAAGACTCTGACGGTAACGTAACTAGGAAACCTATTGAGGAGAGCGATTATGCCGAAAGTGGGCAATAAAACATACCCCTATACTGCAAAAGGCAAGGCTAAGGCTAAGGCCGCTGCAAAACGCACAGGTAAAAAGGTAAAGAAAGCCAAGGGGTACTAAAATGGCTAAAAAAGGACTATACGCTAATATCCACGCCAAGCGTAAGCGTATCAAGGCTGGATCAGGCGAAAAGATGCGTAAACCGGGGTCTAAGGGCGCTCCTACGGCCTCAAACTTTAAAAAAGCAGCAAAAACTGCCAAAAAACGTAAATAAGTCTTGACAAACGTAAAAAAGTATGGTATAATAAACAGTGTACTACGGTACATCTTATTAATAGAGATAACCTGAGAGGCCTCAAGTGGATCAAGAAACAGAGAAGTATTTTAACGATTACTTTAGTCTTTTTCGTACAGACGGTTGGCAGACATTTATTAAAGAACTACAGACAAACGTAGTGTCTATTAATAACCTCCAACAAGTCAAAGACGCTGATGACATGAACTTTAGGAAAGGACAACTAGATGTATTAGCCTCCATCCTAGGCATGGAAACAGCTATGGAAGCATCTAGAGAAGAAGCTGAAAAAGAAGATGATTAAAGTATTCGATTTTAAGTGTTCTAATGGACACGTATTTGAAAAATTTGTAGATAGCGATACCACAACCAGTAGGTGCGGCTGTGGAGCAAACGCTACAAAAATTGTCTCAGCAACTCAACACATACTTGATGGTGCATCCGGTGATTTTCCGGGCAGGCACATGAAGTGGGTACGTGAACACGAGAAAGCTGGGCGAAAAGGCAGGGAATCTCAGTAGAGGCAACTCCCATTATATTCTCCATAACCTTATTATAGGCGGGGTAAGTTTAAAATGTCAAGAGCGACACTAATTGACGAGCGTCCTGAAGAGGAAGCAACAGATCAAATTGAAGAAACGCAACAGGAACTTGTAGAGACTCCAAAAGAGGAGACAACTCAAGAACAAGAATCTGATGTTCCAGAAAAGTACCGTGGTAAGTCTGTCGAAGAACTCGTACAGATGCACCAAGAGCTTGAAAAGTTCTCAGGTAAGCAGAGTACGGAAGTTGGCGAACTTAGATCTGTTGTTGATGACTACATCAAGACAGAACTCGCAAACTATCAACAAGCACCTCAACAACAGCAACCAGACGAAGACGTAGATTTTTTTGTTGACCCTAATAACGCAGTTAATCGGGCAATTGAGAATCATCCTAAGATCAAAGAAGCTGAACAGTATACCCAGCAGTACAAAAAGCAAGCAACCCTTGCCCAGCTAGGTAACAGACACCCTGATATGCAACAGGTTCTACAAGACCCTAAGTTTGCAGAATGGGTAAAAGGCTCTAAGATCAGGACTCAACTTTTTGTGCTTGCTGACCAACAGTACGATTACGATGCAGCTGATGAGCTGTTTACGCTTTGGAAAGATAGAAACCAAGCCGTACAACAGACTGCTACCGCAGAAAAAGCTGCCCGTAAGACTGCCGCTAAGTCAGCAGCTACAGGAAACGCCAGAGGAACTATGGAAGGGTCACGTAGAAAAACGTATCGTCGCGCTGACATTATTAAACTAATGCAAACAGACCCTGACCGATACATGGCACTACAGCCCGAAATTATGGCGGCTTATGCTGAAGGGAGGGTCAAATAGCCTAAAGGAGAATTATAATGGCTGATGAAACCTCTGGAACTTATTTTACAGCTAATGCTGTAGTAGATAAAACAGCAGCGGGTACTTTTATCCCCGAAATTTGGTCGGATGAGATTATTGCTGCATACCAAAAGAACCTGAAGATGGCTCCCCTTGTCAAGCGTCTTTCTATGACAGGCAAGAAGGGTGACGTTATTCACGTACCTAAGCCCACTCGTGGTACTGCTTCTGCTAAGGCAGAGTCTACTGCAGTTACCATTCAAGCGTCTCTTGAGACTGAGCTGCAGATCGCTGTAGACCGTCACTTTGAGTACTCACGCTTGATCGAAGACATCGTAGACGTACAGGCTCTGTCCTCTCTGCGTCAGTTCTACACCGAAGACGCTGGCTACCAGCTGGCCCTGAAGGTAGACACCGATCTCTTCAACGTATCAACTGGTTTCGGTGATGGTACTCGTACCACTACTCCGGGCGTTGATGCTTCTGATTGGGTAAACAGCAACAGCTATTACGCAGACAACGGTGCAGACATTGCCACTTACGCTGCTGACACTGTTGCTCCTGCGGATCAGATTGAAGACAACCACATCCGTGGTCTTATCAAGCTGATGGATGACGCTGACGTACCTATGGACAGCCGATACTTGGTTATCCCGCCTGCTGCACGTAAGCAGATCATGGGTATTGACCGCTACGTATCTAGCGATTTCGTAGGTGGTCGTGGCGTTGAGTCAGGCCTGATCGGTAACCTGTATGGCGTAGACGTATACGTTTCTAGCAACTGTCCTGTACTTGAGACTGCTGCTAACAACACTGCATCTACTGTCGATACTCGTGGTTGCTTGTTCTTCCACAAGGACGCTATCGTTCTTGCAGAGCAAATGGCTGTACGCTCTCAGACTCAGTACAAGCAGGAATACCTGTCTACGCTGTTTACGTCTGACACTCTGTACGGTGTCCAGTGCTACCGTCCCGAAGCAGGATTTATCCTCGCTGTCGCTGACGCTTAATAGCACAACTCAGGGGGTCGCAATGGCCCCCTTTCCTTTTCTTTTGTTTTTTCAGGAGTAGTCTATGCCTATTTATCGTGGAGACGGTGGAAGCGGAGATTCTAGTACAAACGCTCTAGCCAACGAAGTAGCGCAGGATGCGGCTGACGCGGCTAACTCAGCAAGCCAAGCTGCTACTAGTGCAAGCGCTGCTGCTAACAGTGCTACAAATGCTGCTAATAGTGCTACAGCCGCTGCTTCAAGCGAGACTGCTGCTGAAACCGCAGAAACAAACGCAGAAACTGCAGAAACCAACGCTACCGCTAGTGCAACCGCTGCGGCTACAAGCGAAACTAATGCAGCTACCTCAGAAACTAACGCGGCTACAAGCGAAACTAACGCTGCTACCTCAGAAACTAATGCAGCTTCTAGCGCAACTAGCGCAGCTACTAGCGCAACTACAGCAACAACTCAGGCTTCTGCAGCTAGTACAAGCGCGACAAACGCGGCAGATAGCGAAACTAATGCGGCGACTTCAGAGACTAATGCAGCTAATAGCGCAACTCAGGCATCTACATCAGCTACTAACGCAGCTACCAGTGCTTCAGACGCAGCAACAACTTACGACAACTTTGATGACCGATACCTAGGTGAGAAAACAAGTGATCCATCTGTAGACAACGATGGCGATGCGTTGATTACTGGTGCTTTGTACTTTAATAGTACAGCAGGTGAAATGCGCGTATGGGACGGATCAGCATGGGAGGCGGCTTATCTACCTGCTTCTGGCTACTTGCACCTAAGCGGCGGCACAATGACAGGGGCGCTTGAATTACACGCAAACCCCTCTAATAACCTAGAAGCAGCCACTAAGCAGTACGTAGACGATGTTGCTGCAGAAGGTATTCAGTACCACACTCCTGTGCGCGTAGAAGTAGAAGGCAACCTAACGGTTACTTACAACAACGGCACAGCTGGCGTAGGCGCTACGTTGACCAACGCTGGTACTCAAGCTGCTTTGGTTATTGATGACATTACTATGGTTGTCAACGACAGAGTACTTATCTACGAGCAAACAGACGCCACACAAAACGGTATTTACACTGTTACAGATATTGGGTCAGCCTCAACAAACTGGGTTCTAACCCGCGCTACAGACGCAGACAGCTACGCTCCTTCTGATCCTGATGCTTTGGCACAAGGCTCTGGCTTCTTTGTACAAGAAGGTACGCTTGGTGCTGGTGAGAAATATGTCTGTAACACTGTAGGTACAATTACATTTGGAACTACTAACATTTCGTTTGTACAGGTAGCTACTGCCCAGATTTATACAGCAGGAACTGGAATCTCTCTTAATGGTAGCGTGATTAACAACACAGGCCTGCTTACTACTGGAAGCACTGCTACAGACTTAGCAATTACATCTGCTGACATTAACGGTGGCAACATTGACGGAACCATTATTGGAGCCACAACCCCAGCTGCTGCTACGTTTGCCGCATTTACTTCTAACGGCATCGACGATAATGCCACTGGAGAAGTATTGAGTCTCAGTGACTCTGGGGCCGTTATTGAAATTAATCAGAGCAGTCCCGGCAGTGGTCTTGACTTTAGGCAGGTGAGCAGCACTGGCGGAACAGGAATAGCAGCAAATTTTGAGTTGGTAGGTGCGGGTGGCGGCACAGCTTTTCTTGATTTTAGAGATGCGTCCGGTAATGGCAACTTATGGCTTGGTACTGGATCTGTCAGCAGCACACTCGCTGCCATAAAAATGACAACCCTTGGCGTTATGAGTTTTATTACTGCTGGCTCAGAACGTATGAGTATCGACTCCAGCGGCTACGTGGGGATTGGAAGTACTCCAGAGTCGCAGCTTGACGTTAGAAGTTCCACAGGTACTGCCTCCGTCACGATTGAGGGGTCTGGTGGAATTACAGGGGCTTTTACTAGTGGGGGCGGATCGGCCGGAACGTTTATTTCTACGCAGGATACAGCTACGCTGGGACTGTCGTTCGGTTTTCATGGCACTAGAAATACATCGGGCCACTTTAATAGCACCTCTATAAAAATGATTTTGCAGTCTGACGGAGACTTACACGCTGACGGTGACGTTATTGCATATTCAACCACTATTTCTGACCAGCGCCTCAAGGATGACGTTGAGACGATTGAAACGGCTCTGGACAAGGTTGGCAATCTGCGCGGCGTAACGTACACATGGAACGCAGGGTCACGGGCAGGTCAACGCGACTACGGTGTAATTGCTCAAGAGGTTGAGCAGGTCATCCCTGAGATTGTGCGCGAAAAAGAAATGGCCTTGATTGACGGTGAAACTTACAAGACCGTTGATTACGAAAAGCTAACGGCTGTACTTATTGAGGCAATCAAGGAGCTACGCGCAGAAGTGGAGGTGTTAAAGAATGGCTCTTCAGACTAGTGGGCAAATTAGCTT